CGGTTTTGGCCTGAAACACGCTTTTCAGAACCATGCGTGTACCGGTGCTGCCGTCTTGCTTGATGTAGTCCTCAGTCTCCAGTAGCACGCCAATGGGCTTGCACAATTCAGGGAAGATGGAACCTTGCTCGGTCACGTCCTGCTGAGTGTCGTAGTCGTAGCGGGTGACATTGCCCTGCTTTGGCGTGATGTTGCGCAGCCCCATGCAGGTCATGATGGCCATCAGGGTGTCAAAGCCACTGATCAGCGAACCGTCTGACTTCTTGGTGTAGAGCGACAGCTTGGCTTTCTGGCCGGCCTGGGTGACAAAATCAAAAGCTACGCCCTTGGTGCCGGTCTTGGCGGTGATGTCTACCGCCTGGGCAAAGGTGCCGATGTATTTTCCGAGTTCTTTGATTGCGCCTCCGGTGGTGTCTGCTTTGCGTGCTGCGTCGGTGTTGAGTGCGTACATGGTGCTTTTCCTTCTTGGTTTAAGCGGGTTGAGAAATTTGGTAGAAGTCTTGAATAGCAAGGTCAACGGTGTTCAGATCGTTGTCGATATGCAAGTCTGTAAACATGTCGATAGGCGACTTGCAGCAGTCTTGCCCGTTTGTCTGCGTGGCAAACTTGTAATTTCCGTTTGTCACTTCGGTGCGCAAAACGATGGTGAAATAGCCTTCTGGCACCAACGTCTGATCAACCATCTTTCCAACGGTTTTCATGCGGGTCTGCCCGAAGTCGTCGGTTTGTGTGTGAGCCATGATGTAAACCCGGCGATGCTCTGCAAGGTCGCCAGCAGCGTTAAACACGCTCCATGCGTTCTTGGCGATGTCGCTGAACTTGTCGTAGCCCTTTTCACTTGACCGGCTCAAAAGCTCGTTGACCATCACCGCCTGGTAATCGTCAATCACCACGATTTCATGCGGTGATGTGCGAAGCAGCTTTTCAATCAGGGCCGGGTCGCTGGTCTGAATCACATTGCCCTCAGACTTGAGCGTGATGCGGACCTTCCAGCCAGCAGCGCGAAAAGGCAGGGGCTTTTTGATGCACTGGATCAGCAGCGTTTTGGTGGGGTCCAGGTTGCGCAGGCTGGTGGATTTGCCAGAGCCGCTGGTGCCCAAAATTAGAGTGGCAATGCTCATTGCGCTCTCCCTTGGTTAACTGGTGGATAGGCCACGCCAGCAGCGGCACATAGCCACTTGGCATACTGGTCGCTTGTGTCCGACTCCATGCACATGGCGTAAATGTCAGAGCTGGTCGGTACAGCCATGGGTGCAGGGGTTGCGGCTGCCTTCATGGCGCGGGTGTGCTGGCCTGCGCTGCGGTTGATGTGGCTGGCCACACGGGTTTGTGCTTCGCGGCACATCAGTTCAATGTCCATGGGGGAATCCTTTGTAAATAATGGGTTCAGTGCCAGCCCGCACGCGGGGCCGGTCGGTGACTTCTTTGTTGGCTTTGCGCAGCAACTCTTCTTTGTCCGCCTGGGCTCGCTTTTCTTCGTACTCCCTGCGCTCGGATGGCGAGCCCTTGGCAATCGCTTCAAAGGCCGCCACAAGGCAACACACCCCCGCAGCTATCACGACGATCACCATCAGTAGCGCGGGGCTCATGCCCAACTCCAGAAGCGGGCCAACGCGCGCATCACCAGATTTGCAGGCCGGGCAGTGCGTTTGTGCAGCAGCGCGGTTTGCAAGCGGATTTCGTCACCCTGAATCGTGGGCATGGCGGCCTGGTACGGCAGGCTAATCTTCACTTTGCCGGTGTTGTAGGTGGTCATGCTGCACCTTTCAGCAGGTACTGCTTGACCGGCTTGCTGTAAACGCGACCCACTTCAACTTGGCCGCGCGTTTTGAAAATTGAGAAGATGCCGCGCTCGTCCCGGCTGCGACCCACTGCCTCGGTGATGATGTCGCGCGGGCCTACCGCTGCAAAGAATTCGGCTTTGGTGACTTCTTTCATGCTGCACCGCCTGCTTTTGGGCATTTGTCATGGATGGCTTTTGGCGGCTCATCTTTGAACTTCGGACCGAAGGTGAAAGTGCACTCTTTCCCATCCTGAAATGGGCAAGATGAGCACGATTTAACTTCTGTGTTTGGGTAAATCCAGAATGGTTTTTTCATGCTGCCATCCGTTCGATGTAGGCATCAATGCGAGCGTCGTCTTTGTGTTCGCGGTAGTCAGCTTCGGCGGCTGCCAGGCACTCAGCGTCCAGCTTTTCAATTTGCTTCTCGGTCAGTGCCTTGAAAATGTTGGTGTCGCACATCCAGACCTGCAACGTCTCAATGTCGCCGTCCTCGTCAATGTCAAAGCGGCATTCGACTTGCGCATCACCCTCGCCTGTTGTCGTCCAGTGGGTGTAGGTCGGTACGCGGTGCTCGTCGCAGGAACTCACGCCAGAGTTACCGGCGCCAAGGTTTTTGCCGCACTGGCTGCAATGGGTGGCAGCAAAGCGGGGCACGAAGCCGGCCAGGCTGGCGGCGATGGTTGGATGCAGTTGGCTCATTTCACTCTCCGTTTATCTGCGAATTGCAGGGATGAGTGATCTTAGCAAACAAGTTTGCACTTTGCAATAGAAAAGCAATATTTCTGCAAATTAGTTTGCAAACTTCTGTACAATAAAAAGCGTCAGGCGGCAGTGAGTGGTAGAACTACCATCCCTTCTAGCAGTAGGGTTATTGCCCTGACCGTACTCCGCACGTTAGTAATGGGCTTGCATGGGCCGCTCGGAGTTGGACACCGCCACCGGAACGCCCCCGTGTGAGTGAGCCGCCTGTTTGCGAGGGATTGGCTATCCGTTCTGGAAAAGTGGTGAGACAACAGAACGGTGAAAGTGAATCGCAACCTCAAGGGTCACTTGGGTTTCATGGCTGCATGAATACCGGAGTCAGTGGTGCAAGGAATCCTCCTTTCACCCTTTTTGCAGTCTATGGATCTCCAAAATGTACGTTTCTGAATATTTGTATCTTAAATACCACACAAGAACACCTAACTCCTTGCTTCGCGTAGAGGCTCGCGTGTTTGGAATCCCGTTTCCCTTGGCGTCTGGATGGCTTGCCAAGTATGGAAGTGTTGAAATATCACCAAAGATGCGCAATGCACTGGAGTCGGCATTGAAGCCTCGCGCCAATAAAACCAATTCAACAGCCGGGGCTGGCCTGGCAGTATTGAATGGTGGGCCATTGCCACCCAAGGCGGTCAAGCGCAGCGTGCGGGTAAAGGCAGATAAGAAAGCGCGCAAAGCAGCCCGTCTTTTTGCGGCTCAAATGGATAAGGCAGACAGCAGCAAGATGACGCCAATGGATAGGCCGCACCTCCAGCCGCGCCCAGCCCCACGACCATTCAAGCCCTCTACTCAGTCATCCGTCAAAGCCTTCATTTCGAACTCAGGCATTGACCCGAACACGGATGCATTCCTTCAGTCGTTTGAGTGGTCAGCCACCCGCATGATGGCATTCAAGCAGTACGGTACAGCCTGCCAGTGCTGCGGTGCTTCGCCCCAGACGGGCGCGGTGCTGAACGTCGATCACATCAAGCCGCGCAAGCTATTCCCGGAGTTGGCGCTCGACATCAAGAATCTCCAGGTGCTGTGCGGCCCATGCAACAAAGGCAAGGGCAATTGGGATCAAACAGACTGGCGGGCAGCGGCCTAAACCGGCCTCAAAGGATACCCATGTTGGGTGTAGGGGTGGCAATATTGCCACTTCTGGTGTAAAAAACCCGCGTGGTGCGGGCTTGATCTTGGCTCATTTTGCAAGAATTGAAATCACTGGCCAAGCAAACATTCCAATCAAACCACCGATTACGGCCCCGCCACCGGTTGCAAAATCCTTGCCTTTGGATTGTTGGTATTTGGCCCACACCATACCAATGATGGAGCCGATGGCTATCCCAATCAGAACTACTCTGATGCCATCTCCACTACCGCCACCATCGTCAAGTACGTTACCTGCTCGGTCAAGCTGCGCATAGGCGCTTAATACCGAAAGCGCCCAGGCAACAGCAATTGCTGTTTTCAGCATGCGATTTAATGGCAGTGCCACAAGCCCGTTTTGCTGTCTGTGTGGCAACCCATCTTGTCGGTGCCGCCACCGTGGGCCATGGCCAATGCCGAACTCAGTGCCAGTGCAATTGCGATAAATGTTTTCATTATTTCCTCCTTTTGATGCCCACGGGCTGCGTGGGTGCAGTTTTCCAACGACCTACTGGCTACTGAGTAGCT